GTCAACTATGGTACGTTTTATACGGTTGTACCGTGACGCCTCATAGCACTACACCTTTTTATTAATGGAAAGGGGTGGCGGCTTGTTACTTGAACAAGCCAAGGTGACCGGCCAGAATATGGCAGTGCAGCGATTGCACAGCCTGCTTGGCCAGTTTGCACTACCGTGTGATGCCGATTTCACGACGCCCTTAATTGGGCGGGAGTACAGTGGCGACAAAGATGCTGGTCGCGCTGTATGCGTGGGAAGTTTCTCCCACGCCATTGCACTGGATGAGTTGCTGAAGCCTGTCAGTGTGGTAGAAATGGCCAAAATCCTTAAAGTTGGTTCCTTTTCTAAGGGACCTGGTTACTCACAACCAAACCATCTCGGGGTTTCGCTCGAGAGTAAGGTAATGAGGTATTTTGACCCCCGCGGTTTCAAGATAAGGTCTTGGAAAGCGGTAGACTATGCTAACAAGTTTGTATCGGAGTGTTATGATGTCCGTAAGAAAGGGCGCATGGAACCAATTCCTCTAGAGGATGCCGTGTTTCTCTTTCTAAAGACCGGAATGGGCTACCCGGAGTTTTCTTCTGATCCAGCTTACCTGGAAGACTATTATCGTTATAGTGCTGTAATTCGCGCTAGTGGGTATTGTCTTTCTTATGCTGAGGCTAATCCCTCAGTCCTTGGTACCAGGGGTGATTCCTCTGGGCCTGGTTTGCCGGCTAAGAAGCGCGCCGTATTCCAGAGGAGCCGCGTGGATGGTAACTTGGAGAAACAAATCCAAGCCGTTGCATTCCCAGCATTACGGGAGTGTCCACGGTTCGCCGCGTGGTATGGCCGCAAATATGTTGATGTTGCGGTTACACGGTTTATGACGCAAAGCAAGGGTTATGTACTGTCGTTGGATTTTTCCAACTTCGATGCGACGGTGCCATTTGAGGTGATTAATTTCATCTTTAAGATCCTTGAAAGTTGGTTTACCCCGGGTTCTGAGGCTCTTATTAAATTCCTTCGGGAGTCTTTTAAGCAGTCTAGTATTTTCGTCCCAGGTGGCCTAATTAAGAAGCCACGTACGGGCGGAATACCATCGGGTTCAGTTCTCACTAACCTGATTGGGAGCTTAGTCAATTTGTGGGTTATGGCGTATGCCGCAGCTTGCTGTGGTGGTGCTATAGCGGATGCCCTTGTACAAGGTGATGACGGTTTATACCGTTTTCACGGAATCAAGGGTTATACTAAATTGGCCAAAGTTCTGCTTGAAGATTTCGGTATGACGCTCTCTACTGATCCGGCGAAAAGCCTATACTCACGTAATGAGGTCCATTACTTACAAATGGTCCACTGTCGTGAGCATATAGTAGGCGGCCTATATGTAGGGGTCCGTCCTTTTATTCACGTGTTAAATCACGCGATGTCCAGGGAGCACCAGCGTGTTTCCGGGTGGGACGGTAGCTATCATAGCATTCGGTGGTTGCAACAATGGGAGGACGCTTCACATCACCCCTCATTTATGGGTGGATGTAAGTGGTTACAAGATCACGATCCTAACCTTGAGAATACTTTGCTCAGTATACTTCGGGATGATCGTGAATTCCTCGTTGCAGCTCGGGCAGCTTTATCCAGCGGATCGGATTCCTGGGCTAGGATTCCGGTTTCAGCTCTTCGAGTGAGTTCGGTTGTAAACACGTTGTGTAAACTGCCAGGGTTTGCAACCCTGGCGCGCCTATTACCCAACGTACGCTAGTACGTGTTCACTTTGGGCATATACCAAGGTGGTGACCATTAAGTTTAGTCCCGGTATTTTTCGGGGCGCTTTTAAGGGTTTTAGCATGACGAAGTCTAGAGCTCAGAAGGCCAGGCGACGGCAGGGTTTGAGCGTGCCTTATGCACGCCAAATTCCTGGTAGTTCGCGGGGTCGCGGAGCGTTGACGAATTGGGTTGTTGGTTCTCAAGCCCTGACTTCCACGGGCCAAGTAATTGGTGGTGTGACTTCTCCTACTTCGGTTCCTACTTGGAATCCATCGGGGACACTGACGACGTATAATCTCGTCAGCGCTTCACCCATCACTTTTCAGCCCGTGGTTATTCAACCAGCCGTTTCCGGTAATATCCCAACGGTGGGTCGTGTCAGGATTGACCAGTTGATCGGGAAGATGTTGTTTTCCACCGCTGCCACTACCATGATCTGCAGCGTCGCTGTTGGTATTTATGTGTCGGAGTTTACCACGTCCACCAGTGCTTGGGACGTCTCCGATCCATTAAACCCGGCGGACGCTGCTCGTGATCAGTGGTTTTTCCTTGAGGCGATGAACCTCAATGTGGTGGTCACCGCTTCCATGACGGCTTGGTCTTGCCTTGAGATGCCTCTCAGACTCAGTGAGTCGGTCGTCATCGGTGGGGGTCAGGCACTTAATGTGACCGTCAGTATGGTCACCAGTGCTACTACCACCGGTGGGCAATTGTTCGCGAATCCGGCATTTCGTGTGTTGACTGGTCCGGTAGCCTAATTTCCTATTGGAGGTGGTTATGCGCCACTTTGGTTCTAGGTTGCTATGGAAGTTCATAGCTCTTATCTTTGCCGTTGTGGCGTGTCTTTTATGCCACTTTCTTAAATAGGAGGTTCGCGTGTTAAGGTCTTATAACAGCGATGCGAAACGTTCGGAAGAGGTGGGCCGCTGGGTGTTGGGTTCTAACAGACTTGACCCCAGTGGAGCATCAGTTAGTTCCAGTCCGTTGTGGGGAAACGCTTTCGCTATCCCATCTGGGTTTTCCAGTAGCTTGGTTGCTGTCGCAATTGCGCCAGCAACCTCTGGAGTTACTATCCAACTCGTTCGTGTCACCAAGCTTTTCTGCAAGATTTCTGAAGGTGATACTCCGGCAACGCCAACACTTACCTCCACTTCACTTCCTGGTTTTGTGGCCGCAGGTGATGGTTTTATGGCGCTTACATATCCTATGCAGACGTGGACAACAACCGTACCCACTACCACTTCAACTTTGTCTGGGGTGACTATTGGGTTTCCTACGGTCACGCTTGCTACTACTGGGGCTACTAATATAACCCCTACAGCGTCGTATGCTTTGCCTTCGTATCAGCTCATGGCGGGTGCTATAGCTTGTTCATTCCCAATTACGTCAGGCTTTCGGCTTGATGGAGTCGGGAATTTACAAGTAGGTTCCACTTCTCCGTTTACACCGGTTGTGTGGAATCCTACAACTGGGACCACTGGGTTAATATCCTTGGTCCCTACTGCTAATGTCACACCACCGTTGTGGCAATTAGGAGTGGTCACGTTCAATCAGACCGCTTATACTGCCACGGTTTCAGGTGGTTGGACTACTGTGCCCTCATCGACGCAGATCACTACGGAACCTTCGTTTCGTGTCTCCGGCGTTTTCACTGGGGACTCATATAGTGGTTCTGGTTCGTTGGTCATGTCGTCCATGGTAGTCCCGAACAGGGTTCAGATTAATGTTTCCGTTTATATCGCAAGGTATAATGTGGGAACTGCTCTCTACTCTGTTAAGGATCCATTAAGGAATCCTGTTGATGTAGCTTATGACTACTTGAAACTCGTAGTGGACAATTATATCCCTGCTTTTGGTTCAGGTAGTTCAGACACTGGCCGTTTGTGGGAAGTGGATTTACCTCATCCGGTTGTTCTTGAAGCCGGTGAGGCTTTGTTAATCACCGTTTCTCAGTTCAACTCACTGGGAGCCATCCGTACGTTTGTTCCTTACATTCGCGCGGAGATCTCTGACGTCGTTTAGTCGCCG